ACAAAGATAGGAGATAAACTAAAGGAGATCGGTTATGTTAAAAACATTACCCAAGCTTCAACAGCGATACGACAAACAGATAATAATAGAAAAGAATCTGTTAGAAAAGTTGAGGAAGCTACAAGAAAAGAAAAAACAGTTGGCATTCAGATTGCACCAAGTAAAGCATCACCCAACTAATTATTTATAGAGAGAAATATAAGATATGAAAAAAAAGATACTTTTGACAATAGTCGTTTGCACTCTTTTAAATGCTTGTTCAAGTAATTTTAAACCGATTATAGATACAAATGGAAAATCTAAATTTGAAACAAGTAATGCAAGTAGAATTTCAAACGATATAATTTTATGCAAACAACTAGCAAAAAATAACACTACATTTACAAGTAATTTAGGTTTTTGGATATTATCGCCTAAAGCAGAAACACAATATACAGATATGTATAGAAAGTGTTTAGAGGGGAGAAACCATAATGTGCTTAACTAAAAAATGGATTAAAAAGTGGGAAGATGATTTTGCTAAAAATATTAATGCAAGTAATTATTCATCTGAACATTATAAAAAAATAATTGTTTCATCATCTAAAATGACAAGTAAATTAATTAACAAAAGTCATAGTAATTGGAGAAAACATAAAAAATATCAATATTTGTATTTACAACAAAAACTTGACACAAGAATAGAACATGAAAATTATTATTGCGAGATGTATGATTGTTGGCATGACACATCAGAAGAACACGATAGAATTAGTTTTTATTATAAGTGGTTAATTAGAATTAATAAAAAATACAATTATGCCTAAACCATCAACAAGAAATAAAATACTAGCTTATATGTGTGCTAAATGTTTTACCACAAAAGCAGATATATTAAGTTGGTTTCAATCAGATTCTAGTATGTGGGCTAATAGCTTACTATGTAGGATATGCTTCAAAGAAGCTTTTAACAATCAATCAACAGAGGAGAAGATGAAATGGGGGTTTTATGCTAATAGGCAGAAAAAACGAAACTCTTGAATCAATAAACAATTCGATTCAACAGAATGTAAGTCGCTGGGGAGTATCTAACGAAATGAATGAGAAGATCATGACAAATATCGTTGGATTACAAATTAAGAAAATAAGACTTATAAAACATAAGACGCAGACTAGAGTTGCAAATAAACTTTCAGTAAGTTTCCAACAAGAGCAAAAATATGAAAAAGGAACTAACGAATGTCGATTTGTAAATCTTAAAAAATTAAGTGAGTATTTTGGAGTAGATATGGAATATTGGACAAGACCACTTGATGAAAGTAATTGTAAATTTTTAAATAAGAGAGAGGTAAATGGTCATGCAGATAGTTACAGAGCAAGGTAAAAAAGTAGAGTTTAATCAAGAAAAACACGTTTATATTCATAATAACGAATATGTAGTAGGTATGAGTACAATTCTTGGTAAATTAGCAAGTCCAATGTTAGAAAATTGGAAGATCAATAATATGGTCAATGCTATAAAAAAAGAAATGGAAAGACAAGAGATACCAATAGATAAGATACAAGATATTGTTTTAAATGCTAAAACTAATGCTAAAAAACAAAATGATGGTATCTTAAATATCGGTTCTATGGTTCATAAATTTTGTGAAATGTGGTTAAAAGGTGAAAAATTTACTGAGCCTAGCGACCCTGTAGTTAAATCTTGTTTTGATAAATTTAAGAAGTTTTGGAAAAAACATAAACTTAAATTAGCTGAGTCTGAAAAGATTTTATATTCTGATAGAGGATTTTGTGGAACTTTAGATTTAGTAGCAATAGACCCTAAAGGCAATCTTTGGTTGATAGATATAAAAACAAGTAAAGGTATATTTATCAATATGGTTCATCAAGTACATGGATATAAACTTGCTTATGAAGAACAGACAGGTAAAAAAATAAATAAGATGTATATTGTAAGATTACCTAAAGATAATGCTGATTTTGAAGCTAGACATATCTTATACAAAAAAGAACATTTAAAAGCTTTTCTTGGTTTATTAAGTTGTCATAAATCAGAACTTTTATTTAACGAACAAGTCAGAAAATATAATAAATTAACAAGGAGAAAATAATGTACCAACAACAACAACAAAAAACACCTTTTTGTGCTTTGACTATGTATTTAAGAAGCACAGGAAAAAAATCACCAAAGTTTGAGTATAAAGCTGATGCCAAGAGTCTATTTACTTGTAGCTTAACAAAGAAAAAATATAAGCTATCACAAATTGACGAATGGTATAACACAGAGGGTGTGCAGAACTTTGTAAGACAAGGTTATACAGGAAAATGGTTTGCAAAGACTCAAACAAATGAAACTCCAAATAAATATGATCAAGGAGATACAGTAATGGTTTTAAGTTTTATTATGATAAAACCATATAAGCCACAACCTAATCTTGATGGTATGAAACCTATCGGTCAATCTATGCCAAAGTATAGAGAAATGCCAATGACCGAAGCACAACCATCAGCACCAGAATATTCTATTCCTGTTGAAAAAAAAGAAGATATGGATGATGACTTACCACCATTTTAATAAACTAAAAGGTAAATTAAGTGTAATTTCGTTATACTACAGAGAGGGCTTAGTAGGGTTTTTATTTGGTCTTTTCTGTGGTATGATTCTTGGTTTATGGCTGTAGATAAAACATTTGAAAATGAAGTCAAAATTACAAATGATGATAGAGGGAATTTAGATTTGACAAAACAAATTGACATAAAAGATAAAGAAATCCAAACATTACAACAAGTTATAATAAATCTTAAAAACATAATTGATACAAAAGAAGCTGAAATAACTACCTATCAAAGTGTTAATGAAAGCCACAAAAAACTAAATGGCGATCTTAGAAAAGAAATACAAGAGTTAAAAAAACAAGCTGACGATATGCTTTTATATCCATGATTTTATTTGGTGTTCCAATACACAGAAAATATTCAAAAAGAATATTTAAGTTTTTTGTCTTAGTATTTGCTATTGTTATATTTGTGCTTCTTGTATCTTGTAGCAAACTAGAATTTAATAACTTTGACCCAGCAACATCAACTCTTAGATACATAATTACGAAAGATACTAAATGGAAACAATGAATTTAAATAGCAGAGAAGCTTATAAAAAAATGACAGATGCGAGTAATCAATGGTCTGAATGGGCTGAGAAAGCTATTGTCCTTGATGAATCAAGAAAAGCTATGTTTAGTAAATTATTTTTAAAATATAAGATTGATACAAAAACAGTTATTGAAGCTGAACATAAAGCTAGAACTGACCCTGAGTATAAAAAAATTATTGATAGTTATGCTTATGCTGAAAGCCAATTAATAAAAGCAAAACTAATGTATAACAATCTTGATCGGTATTTATCTGTAAGACAAACAGAAGTTAAAAGAGATTTAACTCTAGCTGGAAAGCAAGAGGGATAACAAAATTCTAAATGTTGAAACTGCTCCTTAAACAGATACATTACATTTAGATAGACCTATAGGCGAGAGTTTATGGGTTGGCTCTCTCGGTACAGGGTAGTTTTTAGTTATTCTATCCTGTGCCACTAATGTTTTACTATTTCAAAATCTTTTATATCGGTGTTTTCTGTTATTGGTACTATTTCGTAATTATAATCCACAAGCTTTACATCATCAAATTGTGATAGTTCCCTAATGAATGATGATAGCTTAATTAGACTTGGACTCTCATCAACAAATCTTAGACAAATAAAATGACCATATTCTGAGTAATCAGACTCCATTTTAAATTCAACATCTATAATAACTGCATCTCGTATCATAGATTCTTAATACAGATATTTGAGAGATATTTATATTACTTTTTTCCGTTACGAAATATTTGAGTTCCTTTTATGCCGTATATTGAAGCAACAACAAGAATCCATAAATTTGTGAACCAATTAGGAAGTGTTGAAAAATAATCAAAAAAAAGTTTTACTTTATCCATAGCACTTGGATCATCACTTATTACTGCCCAGGCTAATACAACAATTGGTGCTGATAAAATAATTAATACAAATTCATCTTTCCAATCTGATTGTCTAGCTTCTAATAATTTACCTTGATATGCTTCCTCACCTTTTGCCATTTTTTCTGCATGATGATATTGGGCATCAGCCATTCTCATTTTTGTTTCTTGTCTTTTTTTGTAAATATGAGAAGCCGCATTCATTCCTAATTTTAAAGCACTAAACCACATATTATTCTTTTATAAGTTCTATTTGTAATTCGCAATAATGAATTATTTTCTTTAAATCTTCTATTCCATTCTTTTTATCATATCTGCAAACATATTTAATTACATTACCTTGAAAAAATGAAAGGTTATTAGCTGTAATAAACTCTATAGGCTGTATTTTAAGCGATTTGTAGTAATCCCCTTGTACTTGCCTATCTAAAGCTGTTTCGCTTAAATTTGACCCCTCTTTGTTCGATTTAGACCCCATATTTGTTCTATACTATCTTTCCTATCCACTTTCCATTCTTATCTAATAACATGGGGTATAATCTTGGTTGTCCACCAATAATAGCACCTGTTCCTATAACAAAACGCAACCTGTGGTTTTTTGAGTATAAAAAGTTATATGATGATTGTTTGGTTAAGCAACCGCATTGTAAAGACCAGACTAAATTGTCAGGATTACTAAAAAATTGTATGTTGAACTTCGAATGAAAATGAAATTGGCAAACATTTTTTCCATATTGCATAGCCAATTTAATACCATCTGCTGAAACTCCATGCGTAAAAAAACACTCTGAACCATCTGATAATTTTAAATTTAAATCATCAACCCATTTCCATCTTTTATCAACTTCTAAAAAATCATTATATGATCTTAAATATGCTCTTGGCATACCATGTTTTAAAGCTTTTCTATAAATTAATGATGAATGATTAGAGTGTAATAATATCATATCAGGAAATATTTTTTTAAGTTCCCATATATATTTTTTGCTTAATCTTAATTCATCACCAGCACTAGGTAAATCAGGGTCGGAATCGTGGAATGACAATGCGTGTTTATCTAATTCATCACCACCATTTACTACAAGGTCAGGTTTAATTTTTTTTTTTAGTGCTTTAAGGAAGTCAAAAGATTGAGGGTGATGTGCGGGAATATGTAAATCCGAAATACATAAAATTCTATCATAATTCATATGATAGATTAATACAACTATTTGGTGAGTAAGTAAAGTAATTGACCTAATACTAAAAGACCAACAGCACCTAAACCATATAAGATTCTGTCTATGTCTTGCTTCATGTGATGTAAATGGTTTTTAATTATTAAATCTATTTTTTGATTTACTAATTTAATTCTACCATCTATTTCTACAAATTTTTCTTTACTTGTTTTCATTTTATTTTCTTTTTCTTTTTACTGCTCTTCTTACCAAATCTTTATCATAACTGCTAGTCCTACCTCTACGAATTAATTTATTGACCCTCGCAAAAGACCACGACTGCATACTCATACCTCTACGACTTCCGCTGGAAAGAAACGCCCCTTGCCCCCTCCTATACGAGGCTTTTAAATCAGAAAAAGTAAATAATTTTGATTTCTTTGCTTTTGCTTTTAGTGTGCTTACAACAGAAGCAGATAAAGGTTTTCTAAATTTTTTTGCCATTACCTTGATCTCCTTTTTAATAAATCTCTTGGAATAAAACCACCTGATCTATAAAGCGAAGAAACAGATTTTATAAGATTTGCTCTAGCTGATCTTTTGCTACCTTTTAAACCTGAAAGGTATTTTTTAGGCAATCCACTATCTTTATCTTTTGGTACTTTTCTTCTTTTTCTTTTTTTTGACATTTCTTCTTTTCTTTCTCATTGGAAATTTGTTTATCATTTCTTTTAAAGTAGTTGATGTTGTAAATCCACTCATTTACCAACTCTCCTCATAGCGATTGTATGTGCTTGTGAAAAAGTTCTTTTTCTACCACTTGTACCACTCATCAATCTTGCCATTGATCTCATGTGTTTTAAAGTATGATGACGAGCATGAGATCGCATGGTCTTTTGTTGTCTTGGTGTAAGGTCTTTTATTATATTCTTTATAGACGCAACCTTAACCATTATCTTTTTCTTCTATTCATTTTAGGTTTCTTAGCTTTTTTCTTTTTCTTCTTCATTCCGCCATGAGAACCTTTTCCTGTATGATAAGGCATATTATTTTCTCCTTTTTGGTTTTTTAGTTTGTTTTTGTTTCTTCAATATAGCTTTTTGTAAAGCCATTGGTAGTTTCTTTTGTTTTTTTGTTAGCATTGTTTCTCCTTTTATAAATCAGTTGCTTTTCCTATTATTGGTTTATACTTTGTTTTACCATCTTCTCTAAATGCTCTCAATAATTGTTTTCTTGGATTTTCAGGAACCCAACTACAATGAATCCAACCACTATTAGGTTCACCAATTTCAAAAAATTCAAGTATCATTTGATCCCAATCTAAGTTTTTTTGAATCCAATCAAAAACTTCTGCGTTGCTTGTACCCATAACTTCAAAGTCAACCGCCTCAGCTTTTGAATGTTGCGAATTTAAACTGCTACCAATTTTTACACATAACTCAGGGCTACGAAAACAACTTGTTACAGTTACTCTACCAAAATGATCTCGGACAGGCTGAAGTATGTTTTCACAAAGTAATTTTAATTTTTCTATTTGATCTGCATTAGGATTATTGTCTATGCCAAGCCTGATTGCTGTGTCTGATTTAATTAACTCTGACAAGGAAAAATTTCGTGTAAGTTTCATAATTAGTTCCTACTCTGCGTTTGTGGGTACACCATTAGAATTTGTAAATGGGGATTCTGCAAAAGCCATAAAGATATAGTTATATCCACTATAATTAAATCCACCATCTGAACCTCTCATTTTTATACCATTACTTACAAAATCTATATTCCAATCTGTAGATGTAAATTCAGCACCACTATCAGTCTGTAAAATCTCATTTAAAGGATTTCCTGTTGATGATCTTTTTGAATCCCATATATTCCAACCCTCTGCCGCATTAGACGACTTGCACAAAAACCATCTTGGTTTAAATCCTGTGTAAATAAATACTCCATCAGCATTTGAATTTCCTGAGTAGCTTCCGAACTTGCTGTAGCCTTTTTTCTCTGCGAAGCAGTAAGCTATTAGAGTTGCTGAAGATTTACTAACTGCATCTTTAGTACCTATTGTAAAGACAGAAGATGTTGGTTCTGTATCATTAAATCTATTACTATTTGTCGTTGAAGAGTTAGAATTAGAAAATTCTATAAATTTAGTTGCACCAAGACTTTTGTGATAAACTTGCCAATGTTCATTAAAACTTGTTCCTTTAATAAGAATCCAAGCTGGTGTTACTCCTAATCCATGACCAATAGTAGCATTACTTCCTGTTCCTGTATAAGATACAATACTAAATCCAGCAGTATTGTTAGCAGATACTAAAGTCTGAATACTGCCTGAAAAATTAGATGAACCAAATAATGAGTTTGTGTTTGCTTGTCCACCCATACCAGCATGATTAGAGCATTGATAATATAATGTTGGTGCAGATGCCGCAACTGTAATTACAGTTTTTGCACCTGAATTTCCAGCAGTTCCAGATGTTGTTACTCCTGTTGTGTATTCGCCACCTGATTTATCTGATGCTGTGTAAAATCTTAATGGGTGTCCTGAGTTTGAACTATCAGATTGATCGAATGTGTAAGTGCCACCCTCTTGTAAATCTAAAGTAACAGCACTTGTACCAAAGTCATCAAATCTATATTTGTTCCCTGAATCTGAAACTACTTTAACAACATATGTTATAGCTGGTGCAGAGCCACCAGCTTTCCAATTCCAACCAACATATGTATGACTATTAACATTTAAACCAACACCAGCATCTTGTGAAATTGTATAACCATCACTATCAAAACTTACAAATGATGCACTTTCGCTACCTTCTGCATTAGTTTCACTTGGATATAAAACATTACCAGCACCTCTTACAGTATCTGAAATAACTCCACCAGCAGCATTATTTCGTTTTTTAATCCAAACCCAATTAGGTGCAAAATTTACTCCAGTAATACCTCTATTATCAGCATCATTACCAGTATATAAAATTGTATTAAAAAATTGTGTTGGGTCGTCAATACTCGTATAAGCCATTATCCAAACTCCGCTAGGTTTTTTGTATTAAGTGCATAATATCCACTAGGTACTGCATATTCAAAATTTCCATAACCATTAGCATCACTATTTCCTGATGAGATTGCGTAAGGTGCTGAACCAAAATTTAAATCTAAAGTTCCTTGAGTGTTATCTGAACTAAACCATGGAAACCATATTCCTGATTTACCAGTAGTTCCACCTATATAACCTGAGCCACCTGCTGGGTCGCCACTATTTTGATATGTACCATTAATATGAATATAAATTCTACCATTAGTTGAATCACAAGCAACTCCAACTATATCTCCAGTAGTAGCTTGTGTTAAACTACCTATTACTTGATTACCAGCACCTTGTACAAAACGACCAGCACCAGAAAGAGAATTACTATACCATTTTGTATCACTATTTATAAAATCAGTACGATTACCAGCAGCCCAACCTCCATAATTAAATACATCTATATGACAAGCACCAACACCAGCACCATATCCATTTGTGCCATCAGGGTCTTGAAGAATTTTAGCTTCATAATACCATTTAAACTCTCCACCAAAAGTAGATGCTACATTATCATTATCTGCAATAGATGCAATAGTAAGATTTCCATTTGAAAAAGTTGGTGGTGAACTTGTTTGTAAATGTATTGAGTTTAATACTGTAAAATTATTTGTACAGGTATCAGTAGATTGATCTACTGCTGTAAGGTTATTAACTGTAAAATGATTATCATTACCTGATGTATCTGCACCTATACC